ATGAACTTATCACTCTTGCTCGTACTCAAATAAAATTTGATACTACGGGATCAGATATAGAAAAAAATGTTATAGATGAGTTTAAAAATCTTTCAAAAGATCAAATTAAAACTCGTTTAAAAGAAACTGCATTTCCGTATGCAGTTTTATTTGAGAATTGGATTGGTGATTTCAATCTTTCAACAGGTATTAGAAATGCAAATGCATTTAATGCATCAGAAATTTTCTATATTGGTCGAAAAAGATTTGATAAAAGGGGTGCAGTTGGTACATACAATTATAAGGATGTTACATTCATAGAAAATGAAAATCAACTTCTTGAACTAAAGAAGAAGTATACTTTCATTGGAATTGACAATATTCCAGGCTCACTCTCAATGAGAACTTTTAATTGGCCTGAAAATACACTCATGATTTTTGGTGAAGAAGGAAAAGGTCTTTCTTCTTTTATGCAAAATCTATGTGAAAACACAGTTTATATAGAACAATTTGGATCAGTAAGAAGTATTAATTGCGGAACTGCAAGTGGAATTACTATGGTAGATTTCCTAAATAAATATAGAAATTAAATTTTCAGTAATATTTAAATTTATGCAAGTATTGAAGTCTATTTTGGATTTTTTAAAAGCAATTAAAGATTGGTTTTTAGGATTATTTTCTAAAACAACACTAGATGATGAAATAAAAAATTATGTACAAACATATGTAAGAGATTTCTTTGAATCAAATCTAGTAAAATATATAGAAGATTATTTAAAAGATCTGTTAGATAATAATGCTTACAGCTGATAACAAAAAAATTCATTTTTTTGTTAAAAAAAATCAAGAAATTAAAAAGCATGGTCTTTTTAATAGTGTTAATTTTATAATTGATTTTTTAAAAAATGAAAAATTTAAAGTAGAAATCAATTTCATTGATGATTTTAACGAAATCGATGATATACTTTTAAAATCAAATCCAGATATAATAATATTTGAATCAATTTGGGTACCACCACCTAAGTTGATTCAACTACTTTGTAGGAAAGAAAATATCAATAAAAAATGGATTGTTAGAATTCATGCAAAAGCACCATTCATTGCGAATGAAAGTTTTTCAACAAAATGGATTAAAAAATATTCATACATTCCAAACCTAATAATTGCACCAAATTCTGAAGATTTAACAAATCAATTAAAATCATGTTTTCCACATGGAAATTTTTTATTTCTACCAAACATTTATATTGAAAAAGAAATTCAAAATAAAACCGAAACACAAAAAGATAAAAATTATATTGAAATAGGTTGCTTTGGTGCAATAAGACCATTAAAAAATCATTACGCTCAAGCACTTGCAGCAATAGAGTTTGCTGATTCAATTAATAAAAAATTAAAATTTCATATCAATTCTACCTTGATAGAACATCAAGGAGAAAATGTTTTAAAAAATTTAGAAGAACTATTCTCAAATAATAAACATGAATTAGTAAAACACCCTTGGTATTCTCACGATGACTTTATGAATATCATATCAAATATTGATATAGGAATGCAAGTTTCACTATCAGAATCATTTAATATAGTTACTGCAGATTTAATAACCTCTAAAGTTCCTGTTGTTGTTTCTGAAGAAATTTACTGGATGCCTAAGTTTCAGAGAACATCACCCACATCACACGCAGACATTGTAAATAAACTAAGACTTATTTATAAGTTTTCTTTCTTATTTAAAATACTACAGAGTTTATCTTTACAATACTATTGTAATAACGCAAAAAAAACATGGTTGAAACAAATGAATTGTACATAGCAGATTTTGACGGAGATAAAAACGTTTGCGAAATCTTATATGATAATAAACATAAAATGGATCCCGATGTGGACCCATTTTTAGGATTTGTATATTATGGTGATGTTTTTATAGTTATTGAAATAGATGAAGAAACTCGAAATAAAACATTTAAGAAAATAAAGGTTTTAACTTCGCGTGGTTTATGTGGGTGGTGTTATTATGATTATCTTTTTGCAAATAAAAGATTTTTAGGTTAAGATAAGATCTATGTCTATTGGCCTAGTTTGTCATTACGTAAAAGAAAAAACAAATAAAAAAGGTGTTACGGAACTCGTAAATCTTTTTAATAACAAAACATTACAACTAAATCGCTGGCAAAAAGGCCAGTATAGTGAAGAAGTAATCAGAGAAACTTACGTTCATAATGTTGATAAACTTATCGAAGTTATGCAACTTGTCATAAACGATGGAATTAAATTATTCAGACTATCAAGTGATTTACTTCCTCTTAGCGATAAAGTTCCACGAGAATGGTGGGATAATGATACGCTAAAATCAAAATACAAAATTTATGGTGATCTTTGTAAGAAGAATAATATTCGCGTAACATTCCATCCCGGACAGTTTTGTGTATTAAATTCTGATCGTGATTCAGTTGTTGAAAACGCAATTTCAGATTTAAAAATGCATGCATGGATTTTTGATGCATGCGAATTTGATGAATCACCTTACTATGCAATAAACATTCACGCAGCAAAACGTGATGCATTCAACAAATTAATTCAAAACATTAAAACACTTCCAGGAAACATTAAAAATAGGCTAACACTCGAAAACTGTGAAACCGTAGCGAATGTTAAAGATTTATTTAATGTATACGAGATGACCGGAGTACCTATTGTATTTGACAGTCATCACCATATATTTAATACAGGTGATTTAACAATGCGTGAAGCATTTGATTTATCATGCAAAACGTGGTCAAACAGTATTAAACCATTACAACATCTAGCAAACACGGAGCCTGGACTTGAAAGATCTAACTTTACGAATCGTCGCAAACACAGCAATTTTATCCATTATATCCCTGATGAACAGATTTCTAAATTAATTAGAAATGAAATTGACGTCGAAGTTGAAAGCAAAACAAAAAATCTTGCAATCAAAGATATGCTAGTAAAATTTCCTGATTTAAGTTTATAAATTATAAAAATATTGTTATAATAACAGTATGCCGTCAGAAATTATATTTGGTAAAGAAGCAAGAGAAAAATTATACGCAGGATTAGAAACTGCTGCAAAAGCTGTTACAACAACAATGGGTCCAAAAGGAAAAACTGTTGTTATAAAAACAGGTGATGGAAATATACCCATTGTCACAAAAGATGGTGTTACAGTAAGTAAATCAATAAAATTAAAAGATCATGCGCAAAAAATTGGTGCTGATCTTCTTAAAGAAGCATCATCAAGAACAAATGACGTTGCAGGTGATGGTACAACAACATCTTCAATGTTAACATGGTCGCTTGTTGAAGAAGGTTTAAAAGCTTTAAACAATGGAAATGATGCTATAGAACTTTGTAAGGGTATAGAAGCAGCTTCAGGTCTTGTGCTATTAAACTTAAAATCAATGGCAAAACCCGTTGATGATAAAGAATGGATTGTAAATGTAGGAACAATCAGCGCAAATGGTGATAAATCAATTGGTGATTTAATCGCTGAAGCTATGGAAAAAGTTGGACGCGATGGAATCATAACTGTTGAAGAAGCTACGGGTATGACAACTAATCTTGAAGTTGTTGAAGGTATGCAATTTGACAGAGGGTTTGTCAGTCCACTGTTCGTAACAAATCCAGAAAAAATGAACGTTGTTTACCAGGATTGCGCAGTTCTTGTTACTGACAAGAAAATTACGAAGATAACAGAGATGGTTCCATTACTTGAAGCAATTCAAAGAAATTCTAAGCCACTTCTAATCATTGCAGATGATATTGAAGGTGAAGCATTACATGCATTAGCCATTAATAAAGTTCAAAATGTTCTAAAGGTTGTTGCAATAAAAGCTCCAGGATTTGGATCTTTAAAGGATCAATTATTGGAAGATATTGCGATATTAACTGGAGCAACAATTATCTCAGATAAGAGAGGTAATTCTTTAGAAAAAGCAACAATGAAAGATTTGGGACGTGCAAAGAAAATAACTGTTGATTCAAAGTCAACTGTTATAGTTGGCGATGGTAAAACCACTGATAAAATTAACGAACACGTATCGAATTTAAAAACACTTTGTGAAGATATTAAATTACCAAATGATGAACGTTCTATAATCAAAAATAGAATTTCAAAATTATCTGCTGGTGCTGCAATAATTCGAGTTGGTGGATCAACTGAAGTTGAAATGAAAGAGCGTAAGTATCGTATAGAAGATGCACTTAACGCAACAGTTGCTGCAGTTGATGAAGGTATCTTTGCTGGTGGTGGCATGGCCTTGTTAAGGGCAAGAGATTGTTTAAGCGAATTAAGAAGAAGTGATAATTCAACTTCATTTAAGAATGGCGTTGAAATTGTATGGAAATCTTGTGCAGCACCATTTAGAAAAATTGCAGAGAATGCAGGAATCATTCCAGAAATGATTCTCGCAAGATTACCAGAAGATAATAAAGATATCGGCTATAATGCTGCAACTGACGAAATAGTTAATATGATAGAAGAAGGAATTATTGATCCTGCAAAAGTAACACGAACAGCTTTTGAAAATGCAGTGTCAGTAGCAAATACTTTCTTAACATTAGATGCAGTCATTGTAGAATGGGAAGAAGAAAATCAAAAGTATTAGAAAAGCATGATAAACTAGAGGCTGGTGATTTGATCAAAATCACCAGCCCTTATAATTTGTACTACAATAAAAAAGATGCTATAAATTTTGGTTTTGGATTACATTATAATATTCCTAACAGAATAGGTTCATTTTCTTCAAATGATGAGAACTTATATTTTCTAATAAAAAAGACTGAAGTTACAAATCAAATTGGTGCTGATTATTTTTTAATAAACGTAATAGATTCTACGGGAGAGAAATGGATGAAAATTTATGAATCTATAAATTTTGATATCATACTGTCAAAAGATAATACTTCAAAAGGAAACCCGTAATAACTTTTAGGTTTAAATCCATCTTTTGTAAGAATTAGAACAGAAACACTTGCATTATCTATTTTTAAGACATAACCATAGGTGTTATCTATTTTGATAAAATCACCTATGTTTAACAGTTTGTATGAAATTAACATTATATTAGTTTTAAAAGAATACGTCTTATAATTTCATCAATTTTTTCTTCTTCTTTATTAATATTTGAATCAGGAATATACGCTAAAATTCTAGTACGATCACTAAATTTAACAATAATTTTTTTATCTATTGGATTAACGTTTATTATTTTACCGACACCAAATTTATCTGATTTAATTAAATCATCAACTTTATAATTTTGAGGTTCTTTAAAAGAATATGGTATTACAGCCTTTTTTTCACTTGGTTTAGGTGAATCAGGCATAACTTGCTTTGTTGTATCTTGTAAATATTCTGTATTTTGTGCATCACCTTGATCTGATGATTCACCACTGGAAGATCTATTCATTCTAAAACCTGCCGCATATACAGGTTTGATATTTTTGTACTGTTCTAATTGTTTGTCAATATCAACAAATGTAGCGCCTGAATCAATATTGTCATCAATAATTAATAAATTTCCATTAATATTACTAATTTTATCATCGAGTATATTATGGATACCATTAAAAAATTCTCTACGCGATGGTCTGATATTTCTCGCAATAGAAACGGGTAGTCCTTGTCTTAATCCATTTCTTAATGTTACAAGGTTGTTGATTAATTGTTCTAAATAGTTGTATCTTTCATCATCAGTTCTATTTCTTAAAACCGGTTTGCCCATTTTATCAAAAACAGGTTTGCCCTTTTCATCTTTAACCTGAACAGGAGTTTCATACCATTTATTAAATCTTTTTATATTAAGGGTTATTTTTTCTACGCTTTTATTTTTTTCAAAAACTTTTATAAAAGGTACTCCTAAAATTCTTGCAACATTTTCTGCTATTTGTTGTGGCATTGGTGATGTACTATCTGCACATGTTACAGCCTGAATTTTATCATTTTTAAATCTATTTGAAATTTTTTGTGCAATTCTCCGCCACCAGTATTCTCTATCATTTTCTGCCATAATAAGCTTATACGTATCTATTACCCTACGAGTTTTTTTATCTTTTTTAACAACGGTTATATCTTTTTTAATAACGTCAGCAACCTGAAATGGACTAGCACCAGCATCTTCAATTACAATTTTCATTGTTTCATCATTAAGATGTTCTTTATACCATTTACCAACATGAGTATATGCGCAGTAAACGTTTAAATCTTTCATATCATTAAATTTTAATTTATTTTCAACAAGCACGTTACCTACGTCGATTCTTGAAAGTGTTATTATTTTTTCACCTGTTAAAAGTGCTTCTTTTATTAATTCTCTTATATACGTTCTTAACATAATACTTTTATTAATTATTTAATGTCTGAACAACACCTTGTTCCCGTGACGTAATATGCAAATTCTGGACCATGTACAATAGTTTTAGGTCTGCAACGATTTCTAACTCCCGCAACTGAATGACCACCTGATAATGCGCTTATATATGGTTTCCCAGATTCATTAACAACCCACTCATCAGCATTTCCAACTATATCATAAACACCAAAATCTGAAACACACATTTCATATTGTCCACTAGGAACCCTTTTATCGAGTTCTTCAAATGTATGTGTTGCTGGATCTAACCATGGTTGTCTATCTTGATTACAAATCCCTACACCTCTATGATATCCATCGCCATAAGGATAAGGTTTAATTGAATTACCTTCACAAGCAAATGTATGTTCAGATCCCGTACAAAGTCTTTTTCCTACAGACTCGCATGATTTTTTAGCCTGCCACCAAGTCATTAATACTTGAGGTAATTCACCTTTTTTATTTGGCCATTCATATTTATCAATACAAAAATCTTTATGAATTAGTTTTTTGCTTTTACAAACAATTGGAAATTTAAATTCTGCACATCTTAGTGGTCCTATTCCACTGTTTGCATCAGAAGATAAATTTTCATCAAGCCATTTTAAACAAACCTGTTCAACTTCCGGACAATATTCTCCTGAAACGTTAACCATGTCCATAGGACATTTATTTTCTGCAGCATGCAAAGTTGCAAAAGATAATGTAAATGCAGTTAAAAATGCACCAGATATAATTTTTTTAATCATAATTACCTTAACGAAGAATTAACTAATTCTGCAATTTCATTTGCTTCTTTTGAATTAATAACTTTACCTTTATACGATTGTAATTTTTTATTAATTCTCTCTTTTACTTCTTCACTTGGATCTGGAATTATTTCAATGTGAACATGTCCAGTTGGATAGACAGTCACAGTTACAGAATCACATTTAGCTCGAGTGATAAAAGGAATTTCTTCTGACATTATACCCTCAACATCATATTAACTGCAGTTGCAACTCTTTCTCTCAATTCAGGTGGTAATTTTGAAAGACAGATATAATATTCTGATTTTTGAACTGAACTAGAAATTGCACCTTCCATAAGTGGAATTTCTTGCTTCGCAACAACAGTTAAAACAAGCGGGTGCATTGGCTGATCAGAATAAATTGGCTGCATAAGATTTGATACTTTATTACTCATAATAATCCCTTAATTCTTCCTATTACTATATTAATACCATTTTTACCAAAGTGTATACCATCCGGAAGATCAGTTATATCCTGCGTTGAAATATAATCGCAATAGTCTTTAACCTTTAACTTTAAAGCATTATCATGTTTCCATTTCTTTCCTCTTATGAGTGGTGGGCCAACCCATATACACTTTCTTGAAGTTTCCACCATTTTCAAAACACAATCAACGTTAGGGCTCACAATGTCATCATAATGATTTGATCCTAAAAAAACAATAACTATATCATGTGTTAAATCTAAATTTTTAGAGCAGGTACCAGACACCCTTACGCCATCCTGATGATAATCTACAACAATATTATCTTTTCTTAAATAAGGAACAGCTACACCACCTTGGGAATCTCCAATTACAGTTAATGTCATACCCAATAAAAACTCAAGGAACATAGTAACCTCGCACTATATTCCTAAGTATTTAAATTATTTTAATTTATTTTTGATATTTTTCGTATGCTTCTAAAACTTCAGGTGCAACGTCTGATTTATCCCTAAACCTAACAAACACGGGAAATCTAAGTCGACCATCTTCTGTAAATGGTGGTTGCGCTTCACATTCAACAACTTTACCAATATATGAATCAGCACCATTTAGTTGAACCTCAGCTTTCAACTTATCATTAAATCCTGAAGCTACATTTGTTGTTACACCATTTGGAAAGAGTACAGTGAAACCTCCAAACATTCCTTCACGTTTTGTTCCTCGTTTACCTTCTACCCAAGCAACAACAACACCTTCATGCGTTGAAACAGGCTTTAGTTTAAGAATAGCTTTTGAACGCTTCCAAACGTACTTGGCATTTGGATCTTTAAGCATTACACCTTCATAGCCTTCACCAAGATACTTTAAATAAAAGTTTCTAAGTTCAGACTCATTATTAATAAGAGTTGATGGAACAGCCTTTATTTTATCGGATGCAATTACTTTAACAAGATCGTTTACTGCTTGATTACGATTAGTAAATTCTAACATAGAATTTTGAGATTTCCATTCTTCCAATGAAACTGCATCAAAAATATGATAATTCATTCCCATAATTTATTCCTCAATATGCTTCCAGGTTACGCCACTTACAATTTTATAAATTGTGTTAAAACTTTGATTATATTTTTCGCATAATTTATTTACACTTTTTGTTTTTTTATAAAAAAATATTAAATTTTTATAATCTTTTTTAATTTCTTTAACAATTTCATCATTTAAAGATGTTCTCCAAGAATTTGCTCCTCTTTGTGGTGAAATTTTCCCTTTGCGAGAATCACTATTCTTTCTAATCATTTCTTTTTTCTTTTCTTCAGGCATATTTCTTAATGATTCTTTTATTTTTTCAGACAATTTACTAACAAATTGTGGATTATTCATTCTTATTTTTGCGTGTTTTGAAATTTTTTTTCCAAGCTCTGGATTATTCTTATATGCTAATTTAATACCTTTAGAAATATTTTTTCTTTGCTCTTCCGTTGGAACCCAGCCACTTGAACCATCACCACCTTTAGTAAAGTTACATGCCACTTCTTTATCTGCAAATTCATCAAGATAAAAAGTATGATATTCCTTAATTAATTCAACTTCATATTCAAGGCAATTTTTTTCATCATTAGAACAAAAAATTATTTCTCTATTAAACCCGTAAGTATTACAAACATACTTATGCTTTTTATTTCTTTCAGGTTTTCTTGTCCGCTGATCATTTCCTTTTCCGATATAAAAAGCTCGAGGATTTTCTTCTAACGTCCAGTCAATATATGTATAAAATTTTTTCATAACCCATAAATATATTACCACCTTTATTTATGGGTAGTTATTGGAATAAATTTATTTTTTTGTCATAGCATTTGAAATTGTACTATTCCATGTTCCATCTTCATCTAAAAGTTCACCATCCAAAACAATATTGTCATATGATGAATTTTCCAATATGTTCTTAATATTTTGAATCCCAGGTGTGTCTATTTCATTCCCATTTCGCGTATAAAGTGTAACTTTACCATTTTCTTTAACTGCAATTAGCCTAAGACCATCCAATTTAGGTTCAACATATACTGGATATGTTACTTCACCTTCGGGAATTTCAAATTCACCATCCGTTGTTTTTGCATCTAAAGTTTCAGCAAGAGCAACCGCAAATGGTTTGATCGTTCCAGGCCAAATCTTGTTTACGGTCGTATCACTTACACCACAACGAAGATTCTTCAAAATGATTCTTTCGCACCATTTTTGTTCAATCTTTGACATTTTAGAAAATTCTGAAATAACTGCATCTTTCGCAGCATTTCCTGTAATTTCCCTTTTTGAAAGCTTGTCAAGAAGCAAAATAAATGAGTCTAAACAACTTTCAGTTGTTTCTACTACTTGTGGCTTTTTAAATTTGGAAACATAATAATTTACGTAAGGATCACATGATAATTCAAAAATCTTCTT